ACCATACGTGGCTGTGAATACATTAGTACCCGCACCATCTACCGTATGGTATGTTTGCTTCGCCATATAGTCTGGGCCAAGAATAGACTGACCTAGACCTCTATTTGACTGAGCAATAAATTCACTAATTGATACTGCCATTTTTACTTATCCTCCGTTATTAGGAAAGGAGTTCAGTAGGAATACCTTCGGTATCACCTGACTGCACTCGCTCTTGTAGGGTTCGAAGTTCTTTGAATGAAAGCTTTGAAAGCTGTTCAACTACATCCTCAGTCTGTTCGGCTTTGGATATAAATGTCTCACTCTCTGTGCCAAGAGCCTCGTCCGGAATGATTTTAGGGGCTGCTAGCCCGTTTTCCTCACGGAAGCCCATTCGTTCGAGTCTTGCAGCAACTTGATTATCAGTAGACTTTTGTATATTGTCTTGATAAGAAGCTACCTGCTTCTGTAAGTCTTCAAGCTGCTTTTTCATTGCAACGTATTCATCAGAACCGTTGTCATCGTCATCATCATCTTCTTTCTTATCCCTACCATTCTTGTCGTCGTCATCTTCTTCTGCTTTAGAAACGATGGTATCCTGTGCATCCGCAGTAGGAGTACCCTTTGCGGCATCTACTGTCGTAGAACCGTCATCAGCGTTGGAATCACTTAACTTAGTGCCACCAACTTTTTTCTCTTCTACATCAATACCGACTTCATTATCGGCCTTTATCATTGCTATAACTTCCTGAGCTACACCTTTTACAAGAGCTTTATATTGCTCTTCTTCGGCTAGCTGTAGGTCTTCTTCTTGCTCAAACTCTTCTGCTTTCTCAAGTCGGGCTTCCATCTTTTGTAGCACATCAGCTACAGCGGTCAACCCTAGGGTATTACCCTCAAGTTGTTTTTGGATTTGCTCCATTACATCATCTGCCATATCTTAACCTCCATTAAAGGTTCCTATTATGTAATTTTACATAAAGTTGGTCTAAGCCACCCCCGACTTTATACAAAAAATATACTGAACAGTAAACTCTGCTCAGTATATTATACTCACCTTATAAAAAAATCATACTATAAATACAATTATTCTAGATTTTCGGACACCCTACCACTTGTAATTACTTTTAAGACATCATTTCTAAGGGCATAAAGATGCTGTTGTATAAGTTTCTTAACTTTCTCGCATTGAGTACCCTCTGGTAGGGAAGCTTCTATAACATCAAGCACCTGCCCTACAGTGCGAGAATGCCTCGCCATTAACCACTCTTGGCTCTCTGTAACCTGCTCTAAATCCATGGTATATCTCCTCTATAAACTTTTCTTTAATAATGTTTCAATTTTTTCCTTTGGCTCTAGTTGAGGAAATGCCGGTTTACCAGAGATTTTTCCTGTTCGCACAGTTTTTACTACATCTCTCCAATAACCTGCTACCTTACGATAACGATTAGTTTTTTTATCCATCTTTACATACGGGTCTACCCACTCTGCCGAAGTACTTGTTTCATTATACTCTGAGGGATCAGATTCATCTAAAGTTAGATGTAAATTGTTACCTGATATTTTCATATCATACTCTGGTAATCTAGTTCGAATATTATTTATCATCCGTGCCCGTATCAGAGACGCAAGATTCATCGGCATATATTTAAGTCCCCCAAACTTCTGGTAACTCTAACTCAAACTCAGATTCTTCCTCATCGTATCGGTCTAAGTAGATAACTTCTTTACCCACCTGACCATGTTGTGGGTGGAAGTACAATACTATCTGCTTAGGTTTTGTAATAACATTGAGGCGACTTATAGTAAATTCATCCCCACCTTTCATTGTACCGCAAATATGCAAACTTCCAGTCCCAATATCTATCTCATCTACCCTGTGGAAGTGTCCTAATAATACATCATCAAAGGATGAAGATATATTGAACTCATCATCTGTGAGTAGGTGGGTCTTATATTGAAGCACAGACCTAAGTGCCGTGACTGTCCGTAGAATAGTAGCTGTGGCTCCGCCACCGCCAATAGCATCACCGTGCATCATGAGTATATTACGGTTAGCAATATTACTTACATGACTGGTAGATTTAGGAATCTCAAACTTTATATTAGATTGGTTTGCACAGAACACCGCAGTCCACTGGTATAACATGTAATCCCAATCCATATAACGATCTTTAGATGGTATCTTCCTCGTCATGCGCCCATGATTGCCTACGACGCAAGGAACTCTTATTTCATCGAAGTGTGGTGCTAGGAACATCAAGGCTTGACTAATTATCTTAGCCCCGTACATCATCTGCATCATACAGTTATCTACATTGGTTCGGGCGAGTTCCTCGTGTATATCTCCGGAAACCATATCGCCAAGCATAGGAATAACTAATTCATCTACTTCACATATATTCCTACGATATTCGGCAAGACTCAATACTTGGTTTGCCCATCCCCACATCCTTCGACTAAACAGTTCTATATCATACTCATTTAGTCCTATAGTTTGTTCCTTACTAACATTATCACCAACGTGGGTATCTGTCAGGGGAGCAACCATTACCTGTGCTGCCCTTCCCCTTTTACCAGACCCCGGTTTTCTAGTAGGGTATTGTTTAGCAGCTTTTAGAGGAGTTACATATCTTTTGATTGTATCTACTAACACTTCAGATTTAGTAGAGTCTTTAATTGCTCGCTCATACAACTTCTTATAGTAAGTCGCTTCAGATTTAAAGGTTACAACTCGTTTATCTAATCGAATTCTATCCTTGATTAAATCTTCCTCTTCCTCAGGAGAAATTTCATCTGCCATGCTTGCAGCAGCTTCATCTAAAAGCACATCCACATCAAACGATGTGTCTAAAATCTCTCTGTCGTACCACCGTTGTATAGTAGACCTATGAAGTTCTATCCCATATTCTTCGGCTAACCATCGAGCCATACTTGTCCACGTTTGCCCTGCTTGCCTCTTACGAATAAGTTCTGGCTTCGCAATTTCTGGAATCATAAATTCCTCCCTAACTAAGCTTATCTAATCTTCTACTAGTGTACTCCTATAGGAACATCGGTGTCAAGGGCTTTCAATAATGATAGGACTGATGGTTCAGACTTTAGTACTCTGGTGAGTGCTTCCATCTTGTTGAAATTGAAATGGTGATCGTATTGATCTCTTGAATATCCTTGTTGTCCGGGTGACAGCCCCTGCTTCCCACGCCGACCGTGAGGATTCCTAGGAGGGCCGCTTTTCTTACTAGTTATTGCGGGAGGTTCATTTATATCATTAGTATTTACATTCTCCGGTTTTGCGTCTAGTTGAATCATACCTACTCGTGCCTCATCCACTACCCATTTAGCAAAATCTTGGACGGACTTCCTAGATTGATTGACTTCTTCATTTCTTAGGAATCTATCTACTTTTGTAACTCCGCTAGTTACAGTCTTATCTTTCTTGTCCTTCTTTTTCTTACTGGATTGTATCCCCATACGCTTTTTAGCACCACCACCAAAGGTATTAGTAAACACACCGGAGTCGGAAGCGACTGCTACTGTGCCTCCACCCGCTAGTCCCCCTGCACCATCACCACCACCAGCACCTCCGCCACCATCTTTCTCCAGCAGAGGTATTTCTTTGGGTTTCTGTGGCGTTTCTTCTCTCATTCTATTAACTATATTTTGTTGACGGGGGGTAAGTGGGGATTTTCCTGCTTCCTTTGCTTCCTCTACCGCCTTTACATTAGTTTCTCTCATTTCTTCATCACTCAGCCTTGTATCTTCCTTTGGAACATCGTGTGGGTCTTTATTACGAGCTTTAATAAAGTTTTGTAAATTTTGTGTACTACTCATCGTTCATAATATCCTCAATCACTGGGTTAGACGAAATACTTTCTGTTTTAGTGGGTTCGGGAGGTTTTGCAAACGTAGCTTTTTCTACCCTAGATAACCGACCATCATCCAAGAAAGCTACATACTGAGACTCATTCTGAGAGAACCATAGTTTTGTCCCGTCATCGGACATATCTTTAATAAGAGGAGCCGGGTATCCTTTGTCTGCTAAGTCCTGCATCCAAGATTTAGTCGCGAAGGTATCAAAGAACTTTTCTGTTCTTTCCCCTAGTTTATCTGTCTCATCTTGAACTGGGCGTAAGGAATTAGGTGGGTTCCCAAAAGGATATCTACCTTTCAGTTTCCTATTCCGGAAAGGTGTTTTACTGCTGCTTTTAAGGAGCGTCTGATCATCTGATTGTTGCTGGAGTAGTTGCGCCAAGTCAGGAGACATCTGCTGCCCTTCTTCTCCACCGCCACCCATAGCTGCCTGTTGTTGTGCCATCTCTGCCTGTTGCCCCATTTGCTCTATCTGCTGATCCTGCATTTCAACCATCTGCTCCATCTGTTTAGTCTGAGCTTCTACCATCTTAGGCTCACCAGAAACTACGAAGCGAGCTTCTTCCACATCCACACTTGAATCCTTAAGATTTACATCATATCCTAATTGAGCTAACTGTGCGGCTAATTGAGTCCGTTGTAGTGCAAAACTAATTCTAGTGGCTTCAGCCTTTTCTTCTGGGTTTGGGAGTTCTAATTTCCATTCCGTGACATTAAATGCTTTTAGGATGGACGGGAATATTTTCTCATGGAAAATGCGTTGGTCTCCCTCCACAACCCTACTCATAACTACTAATTGTTGAGTCTGTGTTGATAACCCACCGAAAGCTTCTGGGGCACCCTGCCATGCAGGAGTAACACCCCACATGGCTGATACACGCTCTCTAATCTCCTGTCGCACCGGAAGATAATCCATTTCCTGAAGCGTGTGGAACAGACGTACCATATCTACCCTACCTCTTTGATTACGACTTGACACCGCAACCATGGGTATAAAATTAGGGTCTGCTTTTACATTAGCCACAAGATTCGCTCGTTCTCTACGCAAACTCTCTGGGTCATCTGTGTGTACCATCAACATAGATGATGGCATCTTTCTCTCAAAGAAATATCGGTATAGGTTCTTATCCATCCCTATAAGGGTAAGAGCTTTTTCAAATATTGTGAGTATAGGAGACCAGCCATAAGTTTCCGATGGAGAAAACTTTGATACATGGATTACCTCATCATTAAAGAGGTAAATATTGGTTTCCCTGTGTCGGTACCTATACATGACAGGTAACCTTTCGTGCCCCTTATCACACTTACCCTCTGTTTCAGAAACATCATTCCTATCAACAGGACAGACCCAGTGCGAATGCTTAGGTACACCTTTGTTATCTAGGTCAAACTCAATTAGGGCTGGATTTAATCTACGTATCTCTCTAACTTTAGAGTTTACAGATTTATCTTTCTTATCTACAAAATAATCTTTTACCAGATAAATGAAAGCATCATCCGTAGAGTTCAGATCGAAATGCACCTGTCTAAGTACCTGCTCCAAACTTTGATCAAAGATATTACAATCTTCCATGTATTTCTTTAATCGTTCTACTTCCTCGTGATCGGGTTTTTCCGTATCTGGAACTAGTTTTATACCTCTCCTAAATACCTCATTAGTTATGTGGTGGAGAGGTGCTCTAATTTCTTCTACTTGCATGGCTATGGTTTGAATATCTTGAACCAGTTGTTTCCGATACGCCATCTGGTTGCGTATCCAACCATTCACCACAGTCTCAATTCCTAAAGTAGGAGTTCTCCCTGATTCAGATGAAGCAGAAGCATCGTTGTACCCCTTATTAAGATTTAGCCATTCCAGAGTATTATGGATGTCCCCCAAACTTTTAGTCATTTCGGGAACTTCCGGTAAATAATCTTCTAATTTCATGTATTAATCCTTGAGTATTTCGTCCATGTCACCCATGGCAGCTAATTTTAACACCGCTCCTAAGGCTTCATGCTTTAGCTCAAAAGTATCACTTCTTTTATTTTGTACCATGAGGACTTCTTTTTCAGATTTTAATTCTACTATATGTTCTTGTAAGTCTCTAATTTGAGTATCCAGTTCTTCATTATCTAGTAACGACGAAGCGTTCTCTAAAACTCCTAACCTAGATGCTTCTTTCATCAGAGATAAAAAAGCTCCTTCACTCATAACTGTTACTGCGGGACTAGAATCAGGCACATCTTCATCGGGTTCTAAGACCTTCAGTGCGTCATGCCATGTATCTAATATACGCCAAGTCCCCGTCTCATCCTGATTAGCTACATACTGTTCTCCACGCTCTCTTAACATATTACCTATAGCCATGCTATACTCCTTACCTTTAGTCTACTCTTATTATACTACCAATCTACAGTTTTACGCAATATGGCACTTAGACCACCCACACGACTTACAAGTTATGCAACCACCTTCTTGAATATGATACGGGGTAGCACAGCATTCTCCACCCGCAACTAAGGCTGGTTCTTCCACCAAACCTAAGAAATCTAATTGTAATTGATTCTCTACTGTAGTGTTTTGGGAAACCTCTGATTTCACTAGAACTTCTTTTTCCCTGCTGCCTGAACGATAAACTGTGATACCTTTACAACCTTCCTCCCACGCAAGTATATATGCTGTATACACATCTTCGATACTTGCATCATTAGAAAAGTTAATAGTTTTAGATATTCCAGAATCGCAATACTGCTGGAAAGCAGCTTGCATTAGAACATGTGCTTCTGGTGTAATATCCCCTGCTACCGTATAAACTTCTTTTACCCACTGTGGAACATCATCTCTACTTTGTATAGAGCCACCATTAGAAATATAATCCATTAGTTCTTCTGAGTAAAAATCATACCTCCTCGCATCTTTCTCAAAATATTTATTGACATAGTAGAGAGTTTCTCCCTCTAATATATTCATTTTCTTCCATGCTAACGCAAACGTAGGTTCTACTCCACTGGACGTATCTGCTAACATAGAAGTAGTACCTGTTGGGGCAACTGTAAGTCTGCAAGCATTCCTTAGCTTCCTATCAGATTGTGCATAATCACTACCACTCCATGCTGGGAATACTCCTCGTGATTTTGCTAGACGCATAGATTCATTGTCGGCAATATCC